GGGACACGTAATAGCATTTTGCACAAAATTTTTCCCCAAAACGCATATATTTTTGTGCAATCTGCTAGTGCCCACAAATAACAGTACCCACACCCCTGTAGGGGAGGGGAGATTAGCAATTTTTGCACGGTTTACAATGTTTATAGCAACATATGCACTATAGAATGTGGTATACTATATATAATCCAATAAGAAAGGCTGGTTGATATGACACGTAAAGAACAAAATATTATTTTTGATCGTCTTAATAAGTTACAGGCAACGGTTGATTATAATATGAATCTTTATCGTCAAACTGGGAATGATTCGTACAATACTCGTGCCGACCTGTACAGGGCTATGCTTTTTGGTGTACGTGGTATTGCTATAGAGCTAGGACTTATTGATGAATGAAAGGAGATAACCACCATGATTATTAAAGACGCAATGGGCCACACTGCAGAGGTCCATCTGTATGACAATGACACCGGCATGGATTTTGTGGAAGAGTACCTGAACGCAGGGTCCTTGAAACGTGATGAAGAAGGTGCCTATCTGGTTAAGGATGTACCTTACATTATCGACTATACTACCGATGCATGCATCGGCAGCAACCCCGATTTTGAAGAGCCCCTGAATGCCCGGTGGGATTTTAAGGAGATGTGACAGATGGAAATGCGCAAGTTCATCGTTGAGATTCACCCTGATGGCCGGGTGACGTGCTGCGAATATGAGGATTCCCGCGATGCCCTCAAAAGTGCATGGCTGGCCGGATTCCGGCAGGCCCTCACCCATTGCGAAGAACAAGTAGATATTTTTGAGGGATTCAAAGATGCCTGCCGGTCCTCTAAGTTGCTGTATCAGGGTGCTGCCAAGGTCCGCGATGTGGTTGCATCCTGCTACAGAGAATACTGCCGCGATTAAGTCGAAACGGCCCTCCGGGCCGTCTACTGGGACCGCCCACCCAGTACTGATGATGACAGGGCCAGAACGAAAGGAGTTATGTATTATGTCTGAAGCAATGACCAAAACCGAAAACAAGGGTGCCATGATGGTTTCTGATGTGATGAACACTGGCGTCGGTTATACCGATATGAACCTTACCGACCGCAATGCCGCAGTTACGTTTTACAACGCAACCAGCAACCCCGCCAACAAGCTGAAGGAGCACGTCAATGAAGTGTTGTCATTGGTGCATGTGTCCGTGGAATGCGTGGAGGTCAGCAAGGAGGATGCACCGGAGGGCAAGGTGATTGCCCCGCGTATCGTCCTTATCACTGAAGATGGTCAGTCATATGCGTGCGTATCCGTCGGGGTTTACCAGTCGCTCAAGCGCATGTTTACGCTGCTGGGCACCCCAGACACCTGGGCAGAGCCCGTGAAGATCAAGCCCGTGCTGATTAGCACCAAGAAGGGCCAGGTCCTGTCCCTGAACCTGGTTTAATTTTGACCGGTGGCCGCGGCACTTGTGCCGCGGCCTTATTTATTAGGAGATCACCATGAAACGCGACAACAAAGCTATATTGCTAGATAGTGATGACCCCATTGAGGGCCTTGTACTAGCCATTGTATACAGCGGAGTGACTGAAAAGGACGCAAAGTTTTTTTGCTCCGACTGGGCTAAGGTCCTATTTAGGTACTTGGGCATTGAAACAGATCCCCTTGACTGGTATCTAATGATATTGGATAGAAAGGAACGTGAGAAGCATGGCCGTCGGTGCAGCTAAAGCAAGAGCAACCCTTAAATATGACGCGGAACTATATACCCCGTATGCCCTGGAATCCTGGCCGGACAGTGAGATGCGCAAAGAATACACGCGATTGCGCGACATTGCCCAGAAACGTATTAAGCGACTGTCGCAGGACCCCATCAGCAGCACAAGCGACATTTACAAAGAATTCGCCGGAGGCTTCCCGACCCTCAAAGCAATGCGCGGAGATCGCAAAGCGCTTGAACAAGCCCTTGCAGATGTTGCGCGTTTTGTCCGTGCCAAAGGGTCCACTGTAGGCGGAGCCCGTGAGGAATTTGCCGAAAAGATGAAAGTCGGCGGCATTGACGTGGCCAAGGTCCCCGAAGATCAGTACACGGCCCTGTCAGAATGGTGGGAGATCGTCAAGGCCTCCGGTGTGTATTATTATCCGTCAGATCAGCCCGTCATATATTGGCGCGAAAAAGGCGGCTACAATGTCAGCATTGACGATTTTGTCAAATGGCAGCAAGGTGAGGTCAGTTATGGCAAAGACTGGGAATACAGCGACGGCAGCAGCTCCGCCGACTTGCGCGGAGGTTTTGGTGGAGGCTTATAATTACAACCCCGTGCCGTGGCTCATGGAGCACTTGGATTGCAAGCACACCAAGGGCAAAAAGCGCAAAACAAACAAAAAGCGCTTGTACGTCAATATGCCGTGCGCATTTGACATTGAAACCAGCCGAGTATGCACCGATGCGGACGGAAACCCCCATACCATTATGTATATCTGGCAATGCCAGCTAGGCCTAGATGTTACGATCATAGGCCGCACTTGGGATGAATGGCTGCATTTTACCGACATGATCAGCGACTACTTACGGGCCAATAGTGGGCCGCAAGGCAGCTGGTATCTGTGCATGTATGTGCATAACCTTGCTCATGAGTTTCAGTACCTTTCCGGGGTCATGACTTTTGGCCCCGGTGAAGTGTTTGCAAGCAAGCCCCGCCGAGTGCTGAAATGTGACAACCGCGCGATAGAATACCGGTGCAGTATGCGGCATAGTAACCTATCATTGGATGCATGGGGCAAACAGCTGGGTGCTCCGCATGCAAAATTAACAGGGACCCTTGACTACTCAAAAGTCCGGTACCCCTGGACCCCGTTGACATCTACAGAACTAGCGTACTGTATCAATGATGTGCGGTGCATTGTTGAGTGCTTGCTGATCGAGATGGAGCGCGACGGCGACGACCTGTACACACTGCCATTGACGCGCACCGGATACGTTCGGCGCATGGCGCGGCAAGCAATGTACAAGTGGGGCATTAACCGGGTCAAGCGCTTGCTGCCGTCGTGGGAACTATACCAAATGCTGCGTGAGGCATTCCGGGGCGGTGACACCCATGCCAATCGGTATTATGTCGGCCTCCATCTGGAAAATGTCGGGTCCGTCGATATGTCAAGCGCTTATCCCGCCGTGCAATGCGAATGTTATTTTCCGATGACCCCATTTCGGCAGGAGCCCGCGACCGTGCAGCGACTTATGCAATGTATGCGGCACGGCAAAGCCTGCCTGATGCGCTTGCAGGTCAAAGGATTGCGCCAACGGTATAAGTGGTGGGGTTTCCCATATATCCCGCTTGCAAAGGTCCGGCACTGCGAGGGGTACATAAACGACAACGGCCGCCTGCTGTCCGCAGATCATTTTGAGATCACCATAACCGATATTGATTTTAGGATTATTGCCAAGGAATATGATTGGGATGCCCTCAATGTGCTGGACCTGTACACGTCCGACTATGGCAAGCTGCCAAAGCCCTTGACAGATTGCATCAAAGAGAGCTACACCGGCAAAACGTCCCTCAAAGGGGTGGCCGGTCAAGATTTGTACTATGTTAAAGCCAAAGGCGACCTAAACAGTTATTACGGCATGACAGCACAAAATCCGCTGCAGCTGGATACACTTTTTGATGAGGACGACCCCGACAACCTGTGGAGCGAGTGCACCGACGACCCAGAGGGCAGTTATAACGACCATTGCCCCCATCTGTTTTTGCCGTATCAGTGGGGAGTATGGACCACGGCCCACACGCGCAAGCGCCTCAAGATCGCACAATGGGCCGCAGGCAAAAACGGCGTGTACTGTGATACTGACAGCGTCAAGTACATGGGTGACATTGACTTGACGGAATTTAACAAGGCCGTGAAACAGCTTGCAAAAGATAATGGTGCCTGTGCTACAGACCCCAAAGGGCATGTGCACTATATGGGCGTGTACGAGCAGGAGCATAGTTATGCGGAATTTATGACCTGGGGAGCGAAAAAATACGCGACCACCTACACCAAGGGCGGCAGGATTACTACCACAATAGCCGGAGTGAGTAAGCGCAAAGGTGGGCTAGAATTGGCCCTTTGGGGTGGGTTTGATGCCTTTAAGCCAGGCTTTACGTTTTGCCTGGCAGCTGGTAACCAGGTCATTTATAATGATCGCCCAAAGGTGCCAGACTTTGTGGTTGACGGTCACACGGTCCACATAACGAGGAACCTATGTATTTGTGATAATACCTACACCCTAGGCATCACGGACGAATACGCCAAGATACTGGGGTACAAGATCATGGAGGTAGTTTGATGATTAAATTATACACAGATGAGGGGTGGCCCAACTTTTCGGAGGATGACGGCATTCTATCCACCGGTGCCCCTATCATTTTTATCTGGGGCGGACGCGGCACCGGCAAAACATACGGAGCCCTCAAGCATGTGCACGAAAAAGAGGAAGAGTTTTTGTACTTGCGTCGCACGCCGCAGCAGGCGGAGTTGATTTGCTCGTCTCCGTTGATGTGGCCATGGTCCCCGCTGAACAACGACCTGCATACACACTATGCGCCATTCAAAATGTCAAAAATTGCGGGCATGTACGAGGTGGGCAATGCCGGGGCCTATACTGACACTGGTGTACCTATTCGACCGGCGCAAATGTCTGGGGTGCTGGGCAATGTTGTCACAATGGCCCGCACCCGTGGCTTTTCGAGCCCCAACACCGATATTATAATGTTAGATGAGTATCAAAAAGAGGAATCCGATTATTACCGGCGCGGAGAGGGCGTGGGCCTAGCGAACATATACGAAACGGTCAACCGCAACCGCGAATTGCAAGGACAAAAACCCATCACGCTGCTGTGCATGTCGAATGCCGTGGGCATGGCGAACCCTTATTATATGCAATGGGATATCACGGACACGGTAGAAAGGATGATCGGTAAGAAAGAGCGTGTGAAGCTCTTGAAAGACAAGGGCATTTTGCTCATTGATTTGGTGGACAGCCCTGTCGCAAAGGAAAAAGCAAAAACTGCCCTGTACCGGTCCATGAGCGGCACCGACTTTTACCGGTCAGCGATCGAAAACCAGTACAGCGCCGAAGAGAAAAGCCTTGTGGTATCCCGTCCATTGCGCGAATATTACCCACTTGTGCAGATCGGCCGCTGCTGCATTTATGAGCACAAAAGCAAGCCCGTATATTATGTATGCCGGCACCGCTCCGGTGAAATGCCAATGTACGGCACCGGCGACTATGAACGGAAACGATTCAGGGCCGCTTATGGGTATATCTGGCCCGCCTATTTGCAAAGGCAAATCGAGTTTGAGCGGTATTCGGACGAAATATTTTTTCGCGAATACTGCAGCAACACTTGATTTTTTCCGAACAATCGCATATAATGAAATTAATCCCAGGTGCCCAAAGGCAGCTCCCAGAAGGAGCGGGCAAGCGTCAGCCAGCGCAAGAACCTGGGATTTTATTCTATTCATTATTTTATGGAGGTGCACAAAATGGATGCTAACACTGTGATTCAGGCTATTTCTAACGTCGGTTTTCCCATCGCGGCCTTTTTGCTGATGTGGTACCAGTGTAACACTGTCGTCAAGGAAAACACGGCGGCTATCACCGAAATGCGGCTGGCCTTGGATGACATCAAGAAAGGTTAACCGCCATGAACTGCTATATCATTTTTGCCCAGTCGATTACCAACGAACGTGCATATTTGCTGGCTGAACTGTGCACCCGTCTGGGCCTGGGCTACTACAGTGACTGGGCCAACGATGCCCACACGCGGCAGTGTTGCGCCGTGGGCCCTGTCACCAAAGGCGACAAAAACCAGGTAACCAAGTGCCTGGCCCATGAAACTTACGTTGTAATGGAGGCGACCAAAGTTGAAAATCAGTGAAAAAGCGGCCCTTGCCATGGCCGGGTACACCAAAGCCGAGATCGAAGCAATGGACAAACCCGCGCAGCCGGCTCCGGCCGCTGTGCAGAATCCTGCTATCCCGCAGCAGGTCCCGCCGTTGGCGGCCCAGCCCGCCAAACAGATTGCACCGCAGCCTGCCCCGCAGCCCGCACCGCAGCAGTCCGGCCAGTATGATGGCCTTGAAGCTCTGCTGCAGCAGATTTTGCAGGGCCAGCAGTCCACCACCCAAGCAATGCAGACCATGACCCAGACCATGCAGGCCAATGCACTGGGCCTTGGTATCCAGCAGCAGCCCGCAGCCGATGCCAGCACGGTAACGGCGCGGATTATTGACCCCACCTATGGAAAGGAAGTGAAATAATATGCCCCTTGGTATGAGTTTTGCGGACATTGCCACAATCCTGACCGAGATCAACAAGATGGCGACCGGCCAGGAACCCACGTCGCCCATTGTGGACACGTCCAGTTTTGTATCTGTCGCGCAGGCCCTGCTGCTGACCGGCACCGACAACTATACCAAAGCTATCAGCCAGGTGATGGGCCGCACCATTTTTGCGGTCCGACCGTATGACGCGCCGATGAAGCGCCTGCAGGTTACTGGCGACGACTGGACCAACCATGTCCGCAAGATCAATTTTTGCGATTCCGACCCCGTGACCGACAAGGCGTGGGCGCTGGAAGAGGGCCAGAGCGTCGACATGTACGAGGTGCATAAACCGCAGGTCCTGCAAACCAACTACTACGGCCAGACCAACTACAGCCGCGTGTATACCCAGGCCGACACCCAGATGCAGGCAGCATTTAAGGGCCCCGAGGAGCTGGCGCAGTTTTGGTCCTCGTTTGTGCTCCATCTGTCCAACCAGATTGAGGCCGACCGGCGCAACCTTGCAAACAACCTGATGGCCAACCACCTCACCGGCATGACGGTCACGAGCCCCAAGAGCGTTATCTACCTGCTGGATGAGTACAACGCCCAGCAGGGCACCAAACTGACGGTTGCCGACGTGTACAAGGAGGCCAATTTCCCGGGCTTTGCAAAATACGCGTATGGGCGTATCAACGACATTTCCCGGCTGATGAAGGAACGCACGATCAACTGGCACCAGAACTGGCAGATCGGCGACAAAACTTACAGCATTATGCGTCATACCCCGTATGATCGCCAGCACCTGTACCTGTACAGCGGCACCCAGAGCCAGATTGACGCCCGTGTCATTCCCGAAGTGTTTCATGATGATATGCTCCGGTACCGCGACGCGGAGCAGGTCACGTTCTGGCAGGATATCGACGAGCGGGAAACCATCTCCGCGACCCCTGTTGTTACGAGTACGGCAGGCGTGGCAACCAAAAATGCGGCGGTGCAGCTGACCAACGTGTTCGGCTGTCTGCTGGACTGGGATGCAATCGGTTATACACCGCGTTTGTCCCGCGTCGTCCCCACGCCCATGAACGCCCGCGGCCTGTATACCAATTTTTGGTACCATTATGGATGGTCCTGGTACGACGATTTCACCGAAAATGCCGTCCTGTTTTTGATGACCTCCGGTGACGTCACCGCACCCAGCGCGGCCCATGCGGCCAAAGCCTCCACCCTGAAAACCACCATGCACAAGGACGCGGACCCCTCTAAGTCCTGACCGGCACCGGCGGGGCAAATGCCCTGTCGGTTATTTTATAAGGAGGTGTATGCAACATGCAGGCAGTATTTTACCAGATCAACAAGCGCTCCAATAGCACCAAGCTGCCCAGCGGTGGGCGAACGTTTGAGATCAACTTAAAAAGTCCTTGCACCATCATTGACCCCGAAATTAAAATTGCCACAGATAGCAACCCCACCGGGTACAATTATTGCAATATACCCATCTTTGGCCGGTACTACTGGATTAAAAACTGGACATATTCGGACGCGCGCTGGATTGCATCCTTGACCGTTGACACCCTTGCAAGTTACCGGGACCAGATCAGCAGCGCAACCGAGTATGTGGTGCGGTCGTCCGCTAAGTATGACGGCACAATTTCAGACGGCCTCTATCCGGCAACGGCTAAAGTGCAGAGCGTGACAACCGCTTTTCAAGGAGGGTTTGCCGAAACAATCAGCGGTGGTTTTTTCGTGATAGGGTTTATCGCCAAAAATGCCAACTCTATCGGAGCTATAACCTATGTAGTAATGACCCCCGGTAACGCCAAAAAGCTATCTGCAAAATTGCTGACTGATGTGTCATACCTCAGTATTGACAATTCTGAAATCAGCGACAATTTGACAAAGGTCCTTTTCAACCCATATCAGTATATTGTAAGTTGCAACTATTTTCCATTCGACATTGCGGGCCTCACAGCGCATTTGCCGCTTGTCTCTAAGATTGATGTTGGTTGGTGGTCTGTGGATGTTCCCGGCTGGATTTTGGGCGAAGATAACAATAACTTTAAAAAATCGGTAAATGTGACCGTTCCGAAGCACCCACAGGCGGCAGATCGTGGGGAGTATTGCAATGTTGCCCCTTATACGGATTACACTATTTATTTGCAGCCCTTTGGAGTGATACCCCTTGACGCCTCTAAAATGTGGGGGGCTGCCACATTATCTATACAATATGTGGCGGACCTTTTCACCGGTGACAGCGTATTGCGAATATTTACCAATGGCAAGCAGCTGATACACGAGACGACCGCAAAACTAGGTGTGTCGGTGCAGCTGTCAAATATTAACTTTGGTATCCCCTCCGGCAGTGGTGGGTTACTCCAAACCGGCTTTGCTGCAGCGTTTGGGGGCCTCCAGGCGGCATTATCTGGCGGCACATTATCAGATGTCGGAAACGGTATTCTAAATGCGGCGCAAGCAACAAATGCGGATGTCGCAAGCAAAGGCGCTACAGGGTCCACAATAGCCTTTGATATGGCGCCCTATATGGTGGCTCGGTTTAAAATTATCGCAGACGATAATAATGCAGATCACGGCAGGCCGCTGTGCCAGCGTGTGCAGCTGTCCACGATTCCGGGTTTTATTATGGTGAACGACCCTAGCATAGCTTTGCCGGCGACGGCTGCAGAGATCGACAGCGTCAAAAGTTTTATGCGCAACGGATTTTTTCTCGAATAGGAGGCGCAACAATGGCAGTATACAAACAGTGTATTACCGACAACAACACAATCAGAGTTTCGGCAGGCTACCCCGCGTACTCTGACGGTAGCCACCATGGCGGCATTGATACCGTGCACACAGATCACAAGGCATTTGCGCCAATGGCCGGTACCATCGTCACGGCCCATACTTGGCAAGGCGGCACGACCGGCAACGATTCCTGGGGTAACTATATCGTAATTAAGATGAGCGATAACAGCTACTGGTTAGCAGCTCATTTTGCCAAGCAAATTCACAGCGTTGGCGAAACCATCACGCGCGGCCAATTTATCGGACAGCAAGGTCAGACCGGCAATGCCAGCGGCATACACACCCACTGGGAATATTGGGTAGGCGGTTACGGTACCGCCAACAGAACCGACCCGTCTGCCATTCTGGGCATTCCGAACCAGGTTGGGACCTGGGAAGTAGAATGGGATGCAGGCGGAGAGCCTGGCCCGGGTCCTGGGCCGGGTCCTGGGCCGTGGCCTGCCGGCAAACTGCCGGTGTGGCTGCTGTTTAAGATGGCAAAGGGAGGCAAACTGTTATGACGGCACCCTATAGTTATGAGCAGATCAATGCCCATGTATCACCGGTGACACCGTCCGTCATGCATACCAAGGGCAACGGCCTGTCCTATTATTTTCGCAAGTACCTGTTTTTGGAAGCCGTGTCCATGGTACGGTGGACACTGCCCGACACCTGGCCCAGCAACCGCTTGCAATACCTGGTATTCGGGGATGGCGGTGTAACGGTATTTAATACCGACCGGTACGGCCTGGTATATGATCGCATGGGGCTGACAGGCATCAATATCTTTTACAACCCCACACACTCCATCGTGGCAAATCCCTTTATTAAGGGTTCCCCGTATCTGCAGATCGGCAGGCAGTGCGAGATTATCAACCTGCAGCCTGACTACAGGGGCATGGTGGACATTGTGGCATATTATGGGGACATGATGGCCCTTGCCGCGCAGACCATCCAGAGCAATTTAATCAACAGCCGGCTTGCATATGTGTTCGCAGCAGGTAACAAGGCCGGCGCGGAAGCTTTTAAGAAGATGTTTGACGCGATCATGCAGGGGGACCCCGCTGTTTTCGTGGATTCATCTTTGCTTAAGGCCTCCAAAAATGGGGCCTCCGGGCAAAGCCCGTGGATGTACTTTTCGTCAGACCTCAAAGGCAATTTTATCACCAACGAGCTGTTGACGGCCCTCAAGACCATCAAGGCGCTTTACGACACGGAAGTCGGTATCCCCAACACCAATACAAGCAAAAAAGAACGCATGTTGACCGATGAAGTCAATTCGAACAACGTGGAGACGGCTGCCAAAGCGTCGCTGTGGCTGGACAGCTTGCAGCGCAGCTGTGAGAGGGTCCACAAACTTTTCGGGATTGACAGATCGCAGCTGTGGGTGGACTGGAGATTTCCGCCCGACACCGGCATGCAGGAGGTGACAAACAATGCACGCAACACTAAGCTTTAACGGGTTACTGGCAGGATACCCCACACTATTCGATGACCTTAAAGTCCCGGACAGCGTGTCAAAAGAAGCGGTATGCAATCAGCTGTTATTTGATACGCTGGAACTTGAGGTCCTGTATGCCGACGGCCCCACCATGCAAAGGGCCTTGGGTGTGTTTTCCGAAACCATGCTGCCCAGCTGGACCCGGTATGCTGTAGCCCTGGGCCTTGATTATGACGTGCTGGCCTCCGATGATCGCACCCGCACCACGGAGCACAAAGGGACCAACACCGGCACCAACAACAGCAAAAACGTGGTGGCAGGCAAAACCACCCGTACCCCTGACCTTACCACCATCGGCCAGAATAATGGCAGTGACAACACAACCAGGGATGTCACGGGATTTGATAGCGGGACCATGGTGCCCGCTGAAAAGAGTACCACCACCCTGGGCACCGGTAACAAGATCATCAGCACCGGCACCGACACAACCACCGACGACCAAACAACCACCAATGACGGGACCACCAAGGCACAGGATGAGTACAAAGACACCGTGACCGAAAAGGGCCGGGCCGGCAAAGACCCGCAGGACCTGATTGCCAAGGAACTGGCCCTTGCCGCAGAAAACGCGGTGCATAAGATCGTTACAGATATCAGGGCAAACTTTTGCCTACTGGTATATTAAGGAGATGCAGCACCATGAGTATTATCCAACCGATTCATGAGGCACCTTACACCAATTTCCATGACCTTAATCTTGACTGGATTATTAAGGCGCTCACGGACATTGACCGGAGGCTTGCAAATTTTGTCAGCCTCAATACAATTAAGTACGCAGACCCCATTAAGTGGGACATCACCAGCCAGTATGCGCAAAACACCCTGGTTCTGGACCCGCAGGACGGCACCGCATATCTTTCTGTTCAGCCCGTTCCCCAGGGGGTGCAGATCACCAATGCCGACTACTGGACACCCGTGTTCACGCTACAAAATTTTATCGACCCACTCAAAAACGCTATCACGGCAGCCCCGCAGCAGGAAAACGGGCAGGCTGCTACCGAGCAATTACCTGCTAATAGCGTGTTTTTTGTCGGTGATGTCCTTTGCACAAACCCCCAACCCATCCCGCAGACGTCGCTTGTGGTTATTGGCACAAACTGCGTCGAAGTATCTGTGGTTGACCTTATTTCCCGACTGTTCAATATGCCCACTGCGTGGTACCGGGCCAGCGATACAAGTATTAACCTAGGATTCCCGCCCAGTGCGGCAAGCACCATATACGGCGGGGATGTACATGTGTACAGCCCCGAGAACCAAACCATCACCATTACAGGGAGGTAACTATTATGCCTGATGTAACTACTTTTAATCTGGGCGGCCAGGATATTACCGTTAAAGACCCCACTGCCCGCAGCAACGCACAGAGCGCCAACACAGCAGCCTCTAATGCCGCAACCACGGCAAATGAGGCACTGAAAAAAGTTAAGGAGGTTGAAAAGCTTTCCCGCGTGACTGTAGAATATACCCCCGCGTCGGAAACCATTACAATTACGACCGCAACACACGCCACAGCTTCTTCTAAGTAAGGAGGTAACTATTATGCCTGATGTAACTACTTTTAATCTGGGCGGCCAGGATATTACCGTTAAAGACCCCACTGCCCGCAGCAACGCACAGAGCGCCAACACAGCAGCCTCTAATGCCGCAACCACGGCAAATGAGGCACTGAAAAAAGTTAAGGAGGTTGAAAAGCTTTCCCGCGTGACTGTAGAATATACCCCCGCGTCGGAAACCATTACAATTACGACCGCAACACACGCCACAGCTTCTTCTAAGTAAGGAGGTAAC